AAACTGCCTTCACTATGGACCAAGAATTATTTGATATGGATAAGAGTGTTCGTGGAGTTGCCCAAGGCACACCTTATGAACTTAAATATCTACCAAGCAAAGACATCAAGGGTGACTATTCTGTTGAAGTCCGTTATGGACTTATGGCAGGACTTGACCCATCTCGTGCACTTATCTTCTCACTGCAGGCACTTGGCGCAGACTTAGTCTCTAAAGACTTTATTCGCCGTGAACTGCCGTTTAGCCTTAACGTTACGCTAGAAGAGCAGCGCATTGAGATTGAAAAGATGCGAGAAAACCTAACCGCAGCAATTACAGCAAGCGCACAGGCAATTCCTACCATGGCAGCACAAGGTCAAGACCCAACAATGCTTATTCAAAACATTGCCGACGTTATTGAACGTCGCCGCAAAGGGGAGAGTATAGAGGCTGCTGCGCTGGCCGTGTTTAAGGTGCCTGCACCTGAACAACCAGCACAGCCAGAGATGGCTCCACCAGGCCCACAGGGCCCAGTTGAACAAGCGCCCCTGTCCCCGGCAGTTCCTGGACAACCCTCTGGTGGGGCCCCTCAACAACAAGGTCCACCGCAAGATTTACAAACTATCTTAGCAGGCCTGGGAGGCTAACATGGCTACTCGTAAAAAGCAGGTAGTTGATAATGACTACTCTAAGTTAGACGGGTATGCCATTGAACTACATGAATTTTATAAATCGCTGCGCAGAGCAGGATTTAGCGTTGATAATGCTTTGTATATTCTTTCTGCAAAGCAAGCCTATCCTGATTGGCTACAAACGATACCAACAATAGAAGACGTTAGAAAACACATTGACGAAGATGAGGACTAAAAATGGCAGTACCACAGGTAGTTTCTGGAGTAGGCGCTGGTTCTAAACGAGTCGATAAAAACAATGTAGAGCGTGTACAAAGAATTCAAAAAAATGCCCAGATTCAAAGCGCATCAGGCGGTGCATATGGAGACCGTGCACGCAATGAAGGACTAGCACAAGGTGCACCTATGGATGTTCCAACACCTGCCATGGGTATGCCAGAAGCACAAGCAAGTGTTCGTCCACCTATGCCGTCCAGTGATATTTTTGCTCCAACTAGCCACAATAACCCATTATCAGATGGTGTAGATGGTGGACCTGGTGCTGGTTCTAATGTTTTGCAAACACCTGTTGATTCTATCGACCAAGGTTCAGTATTTGCTCGGGCAATGCTTGCTGCTAACCCTGGTTCCAGACAACTATTTATGATGGTAGAAGCATTTAATGAGTTGGGTATTTAATGGCTGAAAAATTAGATATCTATAAAGAACTCTACTCTGTTCCTAGTCAAAATGAGACAAGAAACAGAATGATTTCTTTACAATTAGGGTCTTTACCTCCAGATAGCATGAGCAATTTTAATGGTATTGCTGCTAAATACCCTAATATCAGCAAAGACTTAATTATGGGAATGGTCCAGCAGGGACTTACAGTCGATACCCCAGGACTAGGTAAAATTGTTTCTGTTGATGGAATCAATCAACTTAAAAATGATACAATGAATGTTGATAAGATTAAATCTTCAGTTAATTCTAATCGCGGAATTGTTGGCGAAGTAGGCAATGTTTTTAGAAACTTTGTTTATAATCCTTTTAAAACAACAACTCGTGTAGGCTTTGCTGGTATCCGTTCTATGTATGACTATGGAACAGTAGTAGTTCGTGACTTGTATGCATTAAAACAAGGTGAGATTAGCGCAAAAAAATTAGCCACTGACTTTGCACAGGGACCACTTGGGGAAAGCACAACCTTTGGTCAATTACTACGAGATTTTACTGGTGGAGAACCAGGACTTGATACAGGTAACGGATTTTTCGTAGACCCTAAATCACGCGTAGGAAAAGACCAAGCCGCAGCCATGAGCAAATATGGCAAAATAGGTGGCATTGATTCTTTTACTATTGGTCGCTGGGCAGCACATGGAATTGGACAAGACAGAGATACTACTGCTTATAAAGTTATGTCTGGCTCTATTGACGCTGTTCTTAATGTGGCTGCGGACCCAACTATCTGGTTTGGTCCAGGTGCTGTTGGAAAAATTATTCAAGCAGGCAAAAAAGGGTCAGAATTAAAAATTGCCGCAGAAGCATCAAGTGTTGCTACAAGTAATGCTTTAAAAGCAGAGAAAGTAAAATCTCTTAAACAAGAAAAAAAAGCTTTACAAGCAGCTGCTAAAGCAGAGGCAGCAAAAGGTTACAAGCGCATTGATACAAGTTTGCACAAGACATCAATGGAAGTTACAGAATTAGAAAAGAAGCAAACAGATTATCTTTCTGGAATAACTCAAAAACTTCTTAATACAGAAAAAGACATGTACTCTCATATTGGGGTTGATGCAGCAGCAGAAGAAACGCTTTCTGCCACATCCCTTGCACAGTGGCTTGTTACTCATCCAAAAACTCAAACAGGAGAGTTAACAAAAGCCATTGATGGTCTATCAGCAGATATGAAAAATACTGGTGGTTTCTTTGATGGCAACATCATTATGGACGAAGTTCCACAAGTTGGTCAAATTTCTGTTGGGGCACATGGATTAGATGAATATGCTATTACAGCAAAGGCAGGTAAAGATTTTAATCTTCTTGACCTAGCAGATGACTTTAAAACTGCTACACCTAAACAACTTGAAGCAGAAGCAGCACGCCGTGCTCAATTAATAGATGGCTTAGAACTTGCTGCTGGCGATGTTTCTGATGTATCAGTAATGCAGATATTTGATGATTTAGCAATGTCTTTAAAACAAGAGTCAGCAAACCTTGAAGGATTTTTAGGTTCAATATACCGCGTAGGCGATGAACTTGTAACAACTGAAACTCTTGGCTCTCTCATTGGACGAGTAGCAAAGTATAACAGTCCAGTTGCTATGCAAAAAGTAGCAACTCTAATTCAAGAAATTTGGAAAGTTGATGGATTTACAAACATCCGTTCAATTTATGGTGAGACTGGTGGTGTTGTAATAACCAATACTACACGTCTTGCAGCAGCCCGCGCAGAGATTGCAACTGCTGCCGCAGAAATTGCAGACCCAACTAATCTTGGTCCTAACATTGCAAAGTTAATCTCTTCAATGAAAAATCCAGGGACAGCACTTACTGAGCGTCAAGATGAATTAGCCGGTATTACGGCTCGTGCAAATGAGATGGATGAAAGACTTCAATACATCTATTCACTGCGTAGTCAAGCAAACAGAGACCCTGAAATTCTTAGAGAACTCATTAATGACCCAGACTATAAAGGTCTAAAAAAGATTCTTAACCTTGAACTTGAACTTGCTAGGACGAACGTAGCCATTAAAGAAATGTTGCATTCTGAGGCTGGAATTACCGAAGGTTTTGGTGGACCATTAGCAAAGAACTATGACGCAAATCTAAAATGGTTATTAGGAAAACGTTTTGCTGTTGTAGCAGGTATTGTTGCTAAAGAAACAGACCCTGTTCAAATCCATAAACTCTTTGGTAATAAGTTAGATATGGAAGTTACTAATGCATTGGCTGCTGCCCAAACACCAGATGATGTAATTAAAGTTCTATCTGAACATATTGCAGGAGAAGGAATTGACCCAAGAAACATTAGAAGCGCCGTTTCTGCAGGTTTAAAAATCCAAGCATCTCCTCTTGCACGTATGGTTGACCCAGTAAATTTAGGCGCAGTTAACTTTATTCAAAAAGTTGATAGAATATTTGGACGCGATTATGTGCGTGGTACTCTTCTTAATCTTGGAGATGGCACCAGCCTTGTCAATGGTGTTGCTAACTGGATTAGTTCTGCAGGCATAAAAGCCGCAATAGGAGCACAGCGTCAAGAAAAGTTTATTGAAGATATTCAAAGAGCAATTTTTAAAGCCACTACTAACCAAGAACGTGGTGCTGTAATTGTCAATGGTATTGGCAAACTTGTAGAAAGCATAGGCAAAGATTTAAATCTTGACCCTAAACTGCTTGAAGAACTTGTTGCATCAACTAAAATTTCTGGTTCAGAAAGAGCAATCCAAGAAGCCTACAGTCTTAGCCATACTATCAATAATACCGTGCCCCACCTTACAGTGGCAAATGGCGAGACTAAAATTATAGATAAAGCACTTATGGAATGGCAGGCTGTCCAAGATTTCTTACTCTTGCCAGATACCCGTGCCGTTAATAAAGCAGTTGTAAACTATAAAACAAATTTAAAATTTGGCAAACTACGTGCTGGAAAAGTATTGGCTGAGGAATTAGGTGACGGCTGGCGTACTCTTCAGTTAGTAGGTCGTTTTGCTTATGTTGCTCGAAATGTTGCAGAGATGCAAATGCGCCAGATGCTTTCTGGTCACAATAGTTTATTTGGTAATCCAATTGGATTTATTGCTACTGTAATAGCAAACCCAGAAGGTGGACCTATAGCAAGATTTGTGGCTAAGGGTTCTAAGTATCAGTATGATGCCATGGGAAGACCATTCAAGTCACAAGAGGCAGAAAAAGAACTTGGTGATGCAGCAATCAATTTCCGTTCCTGGTGGAATCGAGAAGTTTCTGCATCAGATTTGCGTTCTAAGAAACGTTCTCAAGTATTTAATTCTTTTAAAGTTGTTGGTTCAGACCACCCACAATTTTTAGAAGGTCTTGCTTACTCTGTCAATAACTTTGTTTCAGATAAATTTATGCCTACCATTGTACGTCTTATGGGTGCAACCAAAGAACAACAACGAGCAGCACTTGACGATTTAGTTAAGAATTTTGATGTTAAAGATAATGCACTTAGAAACTTTGTTTCTAGCATATTTAATAAAAACTCAGGATTGCGTGAGATTTACTTAAAGGATGCTAGCGCTACTGGCCCAGGAGTTACTAAAGCCAACTTAAACGTAGAAGACATTTTCATTCATATGTTTGATGAAAAGCAAGCAGATTCTATGGTCAGCCAACTTAGTGCTCTTGCTGGTCAGGGTCCTAAGTCACAGTTAATTTTAGATTTAATTCGTAAAGGTTCAATATCAGTTGAACGCAACGGTAAATTAATTGAAATTAAAGCACCCTATGCAAATAGCGGCAAAACTATTGAAGAACTTAGCCAACTCGAAAAAGAATTCATTAAAAGAATGAAGGCCGAGTTTACGCCAGAAGACCTTGTTGGGTCTACCGTATTTGTAAAAACTCAAGAAATTGCTTGGGGTGCAGCAGAGGGTTCAGTAAAAGGTTTTGTTAATGCTTTCTTTAATTTAGCGGCTTACGCTGAATCTAAACTAAATTTTGGTCCTGAATTTCAAATGGCTTACTGGGATTTTGCTGGTGGCTATGCTCCTATGGTTAAAACAGAAGACCTTATAACTATGCGTAATAATGCTAACCGCGCACTTGCTCCACTCAGCAAGACTACTGGAAAATCAATTCGTTTACGCCAGCATCCTGCGCTTCGCACTATCAATAAAGAACTTAAAAGACGTCAGAAAGACCCTTCCTATGTTGGCGGAACTACTAGTTTAAAAACTATTGATACCATGGCAGCACGCGAGGCAAGCAATTATGTTAGAGACTTGTTCTATGATGCTGGTCGTCAAAAGCAATATGCTCAAGCAGTCCGACTAGTATTTCCTTTTGCCCAGGCACATTACAATACATTAAACAAATGGGCCGAACTATCAAAGAATCCAGCACCAGCCCTCAAGTTTGCTAAAGCATTTAACTCTTTAAACCAACAGGGTTCTAATACGCTTTATGAAATTAGCGGCATGGAATATGATGAGAATCAGGGATTCTTTTACCAAGATACTCCTACTGGACCAAAGAAATTTAAAATGCCACTTGTTGGCAATGTGCTAGGAGCAATGGCTGGTAAACTAGCAGGCGTTGAAGGAATGTCTCAGGCATTTCAAATGACATCTCCAGTTCAATCTCTTAACCTTGCAATGGGTCAAGTCAATCCAGGACTTCCTGGAATTGGACCAGCATTCCAAGGCTTATAC